GAGATTGTAAGCACCTATCGCTACTGCTAATGCTAATGAAGCATATATTTTATCTCTAAGTGCTTCTCGCTTATCTTTTCTAACATCTCGCTCTTTTTTATCTACTTGCAAGTCTTCAATAGATTTACCCATAGCTAACAATGCTGTATTAGTAGAGTCTCTTTCATTTTCTCTTTCAGTCATATGACTATCTAATACCTTAGACTGTTCCATTTGGTCTACTCTCAAGGCTTTCTGCTCTGTTATTGCTTCTTTGATTAATTCTAATAATCGTTCTTGGTTCTTCTCGATGTTTTCGATATGCTGGATATTCATGTGTGATGCACTATACATAGGACACTCTTGCCATATAACTTTACTTCCGAACATTTTTACTTTCCTTGTTTCACATTAGAATAATTTACCCCGAATGAAGCACCCACGATACCACTAAACATAGCTGTAATAGGAACAAACAAATCAGTGAGGCTGTCAATAGCTTTTCCAACATCTTCTCCTTCACCTATACCAAATGACTGAGCTAATACAAGCACTACAGTCATATAGATGTAAACCATATACATCTGAGTAACTTTACTACTTATATCTCTTCTCATACGACCATTAGGGTCTAAAGCTTTAATCATAAGTGTTTTAGCTTCTGCTGTTTCTTTTTCAGTATCTATCCATTCCTCCGCTATCTTTGTTACACCCTCTACTACACCACCTGTTAAAAAACTAAATATTCCCATCACTTATCCTTTTTATTATACATAAAATACCAAGCAATCCAACTAAAAGTAAAGTTACCTATATACATTATTGAAGCCCATAACCAAAAAGTCTTCTTTCGTACACAAGCAAATAGTTTCCCATCTACTTCTAACTTACTATCTTTATCAGTACGAAGCATATAAGCTAAATCATGTTCCCTGCAACACTCACCCCAAGACCATTTCTTGAAGGAGTCAAAGAAGCAAGTACAATCATTCTTATTGATTAACTTTATAAACCAAGTCCTCATATTATGTATAAACTATCATCATTGCACCTGTTGCAGTTCTATACACATCCCCATCTACTAGAAACCCAGCTTTTGCTGCAGTATTATCTGCATAAGTAGGAGTATTTACTATGTTGATTACACCACTTGTCTTTATAGTAAGTCTTTCCACATCATTTGTTGAACCATCTGCAGTAGAAAATACCAAGGCACATCTACCACCGCCAAGAGTTGTATTTCTTCCTCTGATAGAGGCAAATACTCCTGCACCTGCTCCAGAAACATCTGAACCATAAAACTCTATATTACCTAAATTCTCGGCCGCTGTCCAAGACCCACTATCTTTAGTTGATTTTAACTGTATGGTTGCCTCTAAAGATTTAGAAGATAGGAAATTACCATTACCTGCTGTAATATCTCCTGAAGCAGTTGCCATATCTCCTAATATAGATAAATCATTAGAAAATACAGGTGTAACACTAAGCCCTGTTATTGTTGGTGGGATTAATACATTAGCCGTTGCTCCTGATGAAAGGCTATAAAATTCTGATAATGTATAAGGTATTTCTGGAATAATTACCCCACCTGTCCATGTAAAACTACCAAAAGAACTTGTTATTATATATTCATCCTCTGGAACACGAGCCAAATAAGGATTTTCAATTATACATTCGGCAAATACTGAGGCTAAAACAAAAGAAATACTATTTATTATTTCAATATAGTGATTTGATATCCCATATTCCTGTAGATCCTGAATAAGTATGATTTTGACCTGACCATCCACCAGTTTCAACCCTTTCTAAATACATAGTTGTTGCTTTACCTGCAGCTACTCCAAATTCTTGATATTGGTCATAGTTCATAGCTACTCCCATATAATCAAATAGTGTTAATATGTTCTTTGCTGTAAACCACCAAGAAGCCTCCACTTGTATAGACCTGTATGCTCCTTTTATTTGCATATCTTCTACTGTGTTCCAAGCTGTTCCAACCCATGTTCCTGACCCATAACTATCTGGATGTCTAACCATAATTCCAACCGCTGCTGTTGTCGCAGTAAAATCTCTATAATCAGACTTATCAAAAGTAATAGAGAACCCTTTCACTGTTGTAAAATTTCCGACAACTTTTATAGCAACAACTCCATCATCAACAAATAAAAATGCTGATTTTTTATCATCTCCAAACAATAAACTATTAGTTTGCAAAACAAGACTAGCACTTATTTTATACCCTTGTGTCGTTGGTGGAATATATGCAGAAACGTTACTATCAATTGCAGCTTGAATTGCAACTGTATCATCAGTTACCCCATTCCCAACTGCTCCAAACCATTTAATGTTTACTGCACCTGAGAATTGCCTAACCCATCCATCAAAGATTGTTCCACTATTATTAACTGCTGATTGTGTAGCATCATAATTAAATACTCCACCTCTGTCTAAATCTTTCACTATTGCTGTTGTAAATAAGTTTACATCAATTGCTGTTAAATCATTAATTGTATCAACTGTTACTAAATCTTCAAAGCTAGAGCCTTGAAAAAGTGAGTATTCAAAGCCGCTTCCATCACTCTTCGCTTTTATATACCCATCGTTTATTGTTGCTGGTAGCTCTGGATTAACCCCTTGTGAAGAGTCTGGAAGTTTTAAAAATCTTGTATTCTCTTCTTTATTGTCTGCTGCTAAATATGTTTGATAGTCTTGATCTTCATTAATAGTATCTGATAATAAATCGCCCTCATTTGTATAGCTGATTGTTCGAGTAACATCTAATGAGCGTATAATCGTAATAGTATCATTAATTGCTGCACCTGAATTAAGTGTTAAAGTTCCACCAGCATCTCCTGTAACCGCTACGGTATAATCAGTAGTAAGAGTGAGTAAATCATCAGCATCACTTGGTGTTTCACCTGCTGGTGTTTGATAAACTAAAATATCTTCATCTGTGTATATCTTAAAGACGAAATCAAAATCTGTTTGACTTGCTGAAGCTGAATAAACTGCTCTTCCCTCATTAGTATTAAATGCCATTATAATCTCCTATTGTGTAATTATAGCTAATTTCTTTTAATCTTGTAACCATTCGAACTTCTCCTGACCATATTCTTTTTCACGTTTTCTAAGTTTACGAGCTTCATTTCTTTCATAATCTTCATCTAAAAAGATTTTTAAGTTCCTTGCTATATACTGTTCAACTAAAGCTTTAACATAAAAAGTGTTTGTAGGGTTAGCGTGTCTATTTACAAAATCGACTGCTTCACTTCCAAAGTGTGTATTCTCTACATCAGGGTCTAGTGCTTCTTGGATATTCCCTACTGTTAATTTAACTGTATCTTCAATGACTGAGCCTGTTGGTCCAAACATTGTAGGAACAGGATTATTTCCGTAACGAGTTTGGTCGCTGAATAATAAGTCTCCAAAGATACCAAGTCCACCACCTTGCATTGCTGCTGCTCCCCAAAACTTAGCATTCTGTTTTATATCAATATCTTCATCAAAAATATTAAAGCCTTCTCTTGGTGTAAAGCCTTTCACAGCATCTTTTGCCATCATAGCACCTGAAGCAACAAGAGTAATTAATGTAATAAGACTTGAACCATAAGCAATTCTACTTGCTGCTGTTCCTTGCATAAACATTCTCGCTCCATGTTGTTGCATGAAAGTTATAATAAATGATTGAAATTGAGTTGTAGACCTTGCTGCTTCCCCTATAAAAGTTCCTTTTTCCATGCCGCCTGTAGTAATAGCTCTTGCTCTTGCTGTTGGCATTAATACTGCGTAGTCTGCTTGTTCTTGTACTACTTCTAATATTTTAATCTGTTGTTCTGCATCTAAGTTATTGAAGTCTAATTTCTTAAATTCCGAAGGAGTAAATCTACCTTGAAAGTCACTTGGCACTTTACCACTTTTATATTTCAATCTCTTAGTAGCTAAGTGATGATAGAACTCTGTCTGAAATGCTTTACGACCTGCTTCAGTCCAAATATTCATAGCTGTTGCTCTCATTAACCCTTCAGAAGCTTTGGCCCAAAAGCCTTCACCAAGCTCACTAAAACGTCTTGTAACTTCTGAGTTAAATACATCAGCACCTAAGCCAATTATAATAGCATCATCCTGATTTTTAATCTTCATCATCTTAATCATAGTTTTCATTGTTTTAAAAGGGTTCATTCCATGATATGCAGCATTAACAAAAAGACTTGGTGCATCTGAAACTGCTGAAATTGAAGCACTTCCTAGCATTGTCGCTGTATTCGCCCCTCTTAGTGTTTGCATTGAAGTTCCAAGCATACCTATCCCATCTAAATCTACATCAACTTTTGCACTTGTAACGTTCCAGATAGACTCTGTGAAACTATCCCACCCTTTTTTTCCAACAAATGTTTGCTTTTTTGCTACTATTGTTTTTAGAGTTTCAAACATGTGTTTAGGATTTGGACCCATGATTTCAACTAAACTCATGTCTGTTGTCATTCTTCTTATATTGTCATCTATTGCAGCTAATGGATCTATTCCACCTAACTTCTCTTGATATTGTATCCACGAGTTAGCATCTTTAAAATGAAGAACACGATGGTCTGCACTTTTATTAGCAATCATTTTGCCTTTGCCCATTGCAGCACCTTCTTTAACTTTATTAAGTCCACCTGTTGCTAATGTATCATAAATAAAATCTAAGTCTAAATCATCTGAGTTTTTAAGCAAAGGGATTATATTGTCTATCCATGCTTGTTTACCCATCTTTTGAATTGCTACTCTATCGTGAGTTTGTGGAAGATAACCATCTAATTTTCCAACTTTACCACCATATAAGTTAAATCTCTGTCTCATAAACTCTGAAGCATCAGCCCATTCTTTAGCCATTCTTTTAGCTGCATCTGATATATTTTCGTCACCAAATACTGCACGAATAAAGTCACGACCTAGTTCAACATCTCTACCAAAACCTAGTTTAGTCGTACTTAATTTCTGTTTAAGTTCAGGCATATAGCTTTCTGCTACACCTTGTAGTGCTTTTTGTCTATAAAAGATATTCGAGTTTGTAGCTTTTCCGTACATATCATTAGCGAATATGCTTCTTATTCCTGCTTCTGGTCCTTTAGGATGGTTTTTAATAACATTACTTAATTTAACTTGTACCTGTTGTGTCATAGCAGTAAGTTTTCTACGTCTTGCATTTTCTATTTTAAGTTGTTCTAATGCTTCTTGTGGGTCTTTAGCTTTCTTTATAAAGTTGCTTACTTCTTCAGGAACACCCTTTAAACAATCAGCCATTATTTAACTCCTAAAATACAGTCTTGAATTCTTTTGAACATTATATCATTTTCATCTAGTTCTGTGTTGATTTCTTTATAACTTCGTGTTTGTAAGTTACCTTCTATATCTTTGTCTATTACTATTTGCATATCATCTCCGAATAGCATTTCAGCTTCTAACTCATCTTCTCTTCTATATATTTCTTTTAAATAATCCATATCATTATCTAATTTATTCAAATCCGCTTTAGTAGCTCTACCTTCTTTAATTCTCTTTACTGAAGAAGCTGTTAATTCTGTCTGTATTGCTTGTGTCTCTAAATTATATCCTCTTATATACTCACCTTCTATATCTAATCCACCTCTTGTGTCTTGTATACTTATTCCTATTTTATCTTTAGCTTTTTGATCTCCATTCGTTAGTGCTTCTTTAAAATATATATTTTCTTTTTGTGAATATTTTATTTCATCCATATCTATGTCTATCATTTGTTTAGGCTTAGGTGTTAATATATCATCAACTTCTGAAATAGGTTTAGCATTATTTAATTCTACACCTTTTTCGTTTGGTGTTTTTATTTCTACTAATGGCTCTCCACTAAATTCTACTTTTTGCATATTGTCTATGTGAGTTTTCATATCTTGTGTTGGCTGAGTCTTTGCCATTACTTCATAGTCTTGACCTAGTGATGGGTCTTTTAATTTTAGTTTTGCAATACCTTTAACTGATAAGTCAAATACTGCTGAACCTGCTCCACGAACTAAACCTGCTGTACCTATTGCCATCGCTGCATTATATGCTTCTGTTGCGACTGATGTTTTTAATCCAAGTTCTTTTTTAAATGAGTAAACTTCAGGTGCTATGCTCATTTGTGCTAGTGCTTCAATTCCCATTTCTTCAGCTATTGCACGGCCTGCGTTTGCTGCTACTGTTCCACCTGCCTTCCATGTTCCTAGTGGTAGTGTTTGAAGTGTTTTAACATCGTGTAAAGCTCCGTACATTGTACCTGCTAATTCTGCACTTAATGAGTCGCTATTTTCAATTACTTTTGCAGACTCTTCAAAGTCTTTTACTGCTCTAGTGTTTATATCTTCACGGATAACTGAGATAGGTTTTAACCCTTGTTGTCCTGAAAGTTCTTTATATCTTAAAAAGTCTTCACTTAGAAATACATCCGCATTCAAAGGATTTACTTGTCTATATGTATTAATTGCGTCGATATTGCCTTCATCATATAAAGCCTCTAGTTGCTCCATATCTTTATAAGCATAGTTTGACACTCTTTCATATAGTTCTTTGTTATTAGGGTCGCTCTTGCTCCATTCAGCACTATTAGTTTTCATCTCTGATTTATAATAGTCATCTCTTGAACTAGATAATGAAACCGAAGTGAAGTTTTTTGTACTAGCTTTAAAAGTATCAATCCATGTAGACTCTTTTGTGTGTGAGTCTACTTCTGGCATTGAGTCTAATTCTGCTGTGTTATAAATCATTTTGTATATTCCATAATAAATGGTGTTCCATCTTTAGACATTAGTTGTCTACCTTGATAAATAACTCTATATTTACCCTCTCCGACTGAAATTAATTGACCTCTATTTACTAAGTCTACTGCTTCATCAGAAGAGATACCACTTACATTTTCAAAGTCTTTTGGAGTTAAGTCTTCTACCCAATCATCTACATCATCAGAGTCTGTAACTCCAGGTGGTAAGAAATAGTTTTGATTGTTTCTCATTCCTACTCCACCCGTTACAGCATTTACTGCTTGTGTTACTATAGAGAGTGGTGCAGACTCTTTAGATAGTTTTCCTTGTTCTTCTGCAATCGCTGCATAGTAAGCTGTTGTTGCATCTGATAGTGATTTTCTACTTCCTGCACATTGAAACCTTAAAGCATTTCCGATAGTTCCGTTAAGTTTCCATTGCATATCATTAAATGGAACAACTCCTGGTTGCTCTCTTAATATGATTTGACCTCTTAACATCATTTCAGCTTTTTGTCTATCACCTTTTTTAACCATTGAACCTGCAAAAGCAAATACACTAGAGCCTTTTTCTTGTAATTGATTATAAACTAAACTGCTTTCATTTGGAACTGAAGCCTCTATTGTTTCAATAAAGTCTAATTTCTCACTTATTGAAGTAGCAGGATTATCTAACCAATTAGAATAACCTTGTGCTTCTGCATCTGTAAATAACTTAGGAGTAGTTCCATAAGCAACTTCAGTCATTTTAGATTGTCCTGCTCTTGTTGGTAAATGTTGAGCGAGTGCAGTTAATCCTTGACTTGGAATTAATACACCTGATTGTTCATAGATGTTATCTTGAACACCTAATGAATAAGGGTCTTTTTCTGCCATAGTCATTTTATTGCTTAAATTTTTCTTAACTTGTTTTAGTGCTTCTATTTCAACACGACTTGCTGTTACATCTGCTTCTTCTTTATTAACTGCTGCCATTTGTTCAGGTAGAGTTAAGAAACCAGCTTTTTGTGTGATAGCGTATGCTTCTTTTGCCACTTCATACTCATGTTGTTGTGATGGAGTTGTAAGCGTTGAGGCTGCATCAACTGTTGCTGAGTTTTCTGGTTTCTTTCCTGAGTTGTAAATCTTAGTAGCATCTTTAACTGCTATAGTTGCTTCTGCTTTTCCTGCATCAGATACTATTTTGTTTTGTCTTATTTGTGCGTTTAAATCACCTTGCATTTCATCTGCTAATCTTTCTCTTTCTCTATCTGAAAAGCCTTGAACATCTGAAGTTCTGAAAGACTCTATATATTCTTGACTTCCTTTTAGGTCTTGTCCTTGAATATGTTTATCATTTACACCTTTAAACATAGCAGTAGATGAAGAGAATTTAATCTCTGCTACACCTTTTCTATGTTGCTCAGGTGTTATTGTTCTGTTTTCTCGTGCTGAGTCTAAAGATTTAATCCCTTTTTCCATCTCATAAAATGCTAAGTCGTGATTTCCTTCTCTTGAAGCTCTTGATGCTTTATCTGAAGACTGCTCAAATAGTTCATTAGTTAAAGCAATATCACGTTCCTTGTCTAGTTTAATTCTGTTGCTATATACTCTTCCTGAGTATTGAGCCTTATTTGCTTCAAAGTCTATCGCATATTCAGCTTTTAAATGTTCAGGTAGTAATTCATTAGTCTTAGAATAAATAGCGTCTGTAGCCTCTTTAAATGCTACTGGGTTATCTTTAAATTTAGCATAAGTATTTTCAAACTCTACACCTGTATCTATTGCTAGTTTCTTTTTGTGCATATTTGATAGTGCATTTGTGTAAGTTTGACCGTAAACAGTCATATCATTATTAACTTCTGCTTGCAAACCTTTTTGTGAGAAGGCTGTTTGTGCATCTTGTTTTGCATCAGCTTCTGTTTCTTGTGCATATTGTTGAATAGCTTGGCCTGCAAAAGCATCAATTCTATCTGATAGTGAGCTAAACATTTGAGCTTCTGCTCTCTTAGCTACTCCACCGCCTGTTTGAGGTGTTACTTTTCTGCCTTTATATCTTGGTAATTCAGCCATTTATTTCACCTGCTTTGCTTTATATGCTGTTCCTGCTGCCGACAATATACCGCTTGTTATTGCAGTACGCTTTGCTGATTTTCCAGCACTTCTCAATCCTGCTGCTCTTGCTTTTCCGCCTGCTTTAATCATAGAAATGTCTTCGCCTGCTCTGCTTATGTCGGCTTGTCTAATAGTTGCTACTGAACCTTCTCCTGCTGCTCTACCACTTGCCCCTGCGATAACTGCCTGCATTGCCAAAGCATCTTGGAGTTCACTTCTTCTTCCAAGTTCTGCCGACTTTGCTTCAAGTCCTGCTTGTTCAGCATCCATTGCATAAGCTTCTTCTTGTGCTTGTCCTGCCATGTAACTTGTTCCAAGCTGTAAAGCTGCCATTCCACCTGCTAATGCCATTCCACCCATAATTATTCCTTAATGCTCGATTTCGCTATCTATACCTAATAATATAAAAGGCAATGGATTTTGTTGTGTTATTGTTACTTCTACTAATCTATCCGTATATCCGAATAAATAAATCTCATGTAAACCCGTAAATGGTTCTGGTGCTGTATCTAATACAACAGGGAATTGTCTATCACTTAAATAATTATGCATAACAAAAACTCCTAGACTTTCATTTAAGTGTAGTATAACACGATTTACTCTTTTCCTCAAATCTACAATCGCACCATTTTCTGATGTGTTTACGTTTAAAGGCATTGTTTTAACTACTACATCATAGTCTAAACCGACTTCTATACTGTAAGCATCTCTTGAAATATCAACATGATTTAAGTCTGTTCCATCTATGATAAAATCTGCATTTCCTTGAATTGATGTGTCCGCAATAACTTTAAATGAAAGTATCGGAGTAAGTAACGCTTCTTTATAATTTGTTGTAATTGTAGAAACGGGTACACCTAACGCTGTATCTGCGTAAACTACATTATCTGAGCCGAATACTACATTATCAGAAGAAAAAGAAACATTAAACTCTTCAGGCTTAGTTCCTTCTATCATTACATTATGATCTGTATGTGTTCCCTCTGTAAGTTTCTCAATATAAACATCTGTATTTCTTTTTACTAAGAAGTAAGCGACTTTATCAACTACTGCAACATCTTCAAATGTTCCTTGTGTAGTCCATTGGGTCCACCCTTTTATATCTTCATGTCTCATAGAGTTCATAACCGCTACTGTTCCATCTTCATTTACTACATAAACAAAGTCTGATAAGTCTGTAGCTGTACCTCTTATAGTAGCCATTGATTTAACATCTGTTAATAAGTGAGAAGATAATAATGAAGCGTTTATAGATATGTAACTGTCTTCGTTAAAACTCCACATAAATTGTCTTATTGTTCTTCCTGAGCTGTCTACGAATAGAGTTGATCCATCAACCGAAATAGGTTTTTCTTTTTTAGCTCCGTAACTTGTTTGCCTTAACCAACTAGAGTCTGAGGGTGTAATAATCTTAGAAGAATTATAAAACTCTCCACCTGCTGTAAATACTTGTAAGTTTCTACCTGAGAAGATACCGTTAATCTCATTATATTGATCTGTGTCAAGAGTATCAAATACTGACTCATCTGCTTGACCTGTTCCTACACTAAAATTAAAAAAGTCATTTACTACTGAACCCCATATAGAATTAACTTTATCACGAGAACCACCAAACCATAAACGACCTTGATGAAAAGTTGCTGTTCTCGGCCATCCTTTTATTGCAGTCCACACATCAGTTTGAGTGCTTTCAACTGTCCAATAAGTTAGATTTGTATAGTCTTCTGTTGATAAATCAATGCTTCTATCTGCTAATGATTTATAATATGTAAAATCAGCACCTTTCACACTGTTCCCATCATTATTATAGACAATATCATCTATGACAATGTCTTCATCGTTTGATGTTCCTGTATTTATATAGTTTGGTGTGATGCCATCAAAATTAAATTTAGGAATATTTGAGAATACTATTAAAGACAATAGCCATGATGTATCACTTCCTTGTCTTTGAAGTTGTTGTGGTGCATAATCTTCATGTACTAATATCATTGTATCTGCTGATTGTATAACATCTATATCTCTAATTTCATCTATTGTTGAGTAAGGTGATACTTCAGTAGACTTCAAAACACCATCTTTATATATTCTTATCTTTAATGGAGTAAATAAGATTAAATAACTTTGTGTTGCTGAGAAAACAAATGCTTCTATTCTTGCATCTTCTCCTACATAAGAGTCTGTAACTTTAGACAATCCTGGTCTTCTTCTTACTCCACCATGAGGAAGTATTACAACATTCTCTGCTGTTGATAGCCCATTATAATACTTATCAATATCAATACGACCTGCAAGTGTTGGAGCGATTGCTCCTGCTGTCATATTTGATTGTATTGTTCTGCTTTTAGACATTAACGTCTCACTTGTGTATATGGGGAAGCAGTAAATGCGTCTTGTGGCCTTTGTGTACTGTCTGCAAACTTTGCACGTTTTAATTGCATTTCATACATTGCATTATATTCTGATGCTCTTGTAGAGTTTCCGACAACTGGAATTGCTAATTGCATAGCCATGAAAAATTCAAAAGCTTTAACAAAATAAGCGGGGAGTAAATCTTCATTAACTCTGTAAATATAATCAATCTCTTCAACTGTGTTATTGCTATAAAGTTTAGAACCGTATACTTCATAAGCAAATCCCTGATCTTTGTTAATCAAGTAAAGTAAATCACTTGGAAGTTGAAACTGATATTTATATCCATTAAGAGGTTCTTCTAAAAGTCTAGCTAGTTTAGCTTTCTTTGTAGCAAATCTCCATCTATGAATAGTTAGCATATTTATATACGATTGTTCATATAATCCATTTGCTGCTTGTGGTCCTGCTCCTGGCTCATCAAAAGATGCTATTGGAGGGTGACCTAAAAGTATTAGACTATTTGAACTTATTGTTATAGGTGTAACTGAACCAGCCATTTTATACCTCGCTTAGTCCTGCGATTGTAGTCTCAGGCTCAATTTTAAAAACTGTTCCATTCTTTGCTGTACCCGTAAGTTCTTCAAAGACTGCATACTCTTTTGTTACTATCCCGTTTAATGTAGCACCTGCCACAACTGAGTCTGCTTTGTAAGCAATTGTATCTGTTGCATCGTTCACTAACTTAAATTTAACGTGGTAATTTGCCATTTTATCTCCTTTAGATTAATTGGAATAGCCCAAAGGCTACTCTGTTAAGCTATTAAGCTCCTAGTGTGAAACCTGTAACTACTACGCCTGCTGTAATAGAAACAACATATAATAATACTGGTGCTGTGTCAGAAGTTGATGCGAAGATTTGATCGTCTACCGCTAGGATTTGATGAACTGTGTCAAAAAAACCATCATCTATTACTTCTGCTTTTGTGTTTGTTGAACCCTTGTAAGAGAAAATCTTAGGAGCAGCTGAACCGCCCCCTATGCTACCTGATAATAATGTTCTGTCGAATGCCATCTAAGACTCCTTTTTAAGTGTAGTCTGCGTCAACCGCAACTATTCCATCAGCGTCAATAGCGATAGACCCTGCTTGCCACGCACCACATGATAACCATGATTGTTTGTGTGCTATGTAATCAACACGAGTTTGCATATCAATACTTACAGCGTGACCGATTGCTGCTTTGTGAAATGCAAAGTTAGTAAATACATCACCTGCTGCTTCAGGTAAACCACCTTCTGCACGAGTACCAATAACTTTAAAAGTGAAACCTAAGAAAGTATTAACTTCACCATGAACTAATGCTTTAACTGCTGCATAGTCTGAACTTGTTACTTCTGTTTGCTCTAGTAAAGAGTCAAGACCTTGATGGTCTGTTAAGAAATAACGGTCTTCCATTGGTGCTTCAACTGCATTTAATGCTTTAGCTGCTGCACGAATTTTAGCTACAAGTAATTTAGTACCACCTGCTGCAACTGTTGAACCTGCTCCTGCATCTAGTGCATCAATGATTGATTGGTCATCACGTCTACCCATTGCTTTTGCAATAGTTTCTGCTAATTCACGA